CCCATAACAACTTTTCCTTTCGTTTTCTTGTTTGTCTTGGTCGTCTTTTCACTATCGCTAATGAAATCTTTTATAAAGTTTAACATTTTATTGTTCCCTTTCCCTTATTTTTTTGTTTTTTAGGACACGCTTAATGTTTTCCTTTTTTAATCTGAGTTTTTTTTCTGATGGTTTTTCATAGTATTGTCTTGTCTTTAATTCTTTTACTACGCCTTCTCTCATAAGTTTTTTCTTAAGCTGTCTGATTGCTTTTTCAACATTATTGTTTTTTACTACAACAGTTATTGACATAATGAACCTTTTATTGGAGCGGATGGCAGGTAACGCTCCTGCATTTCCAGTTTGGTAAACTGGCGTAATACTTCTATACCACACCCGCTTGTTTTAAATCCGTGGACATTGCTGCCCACGGATACGAGGTCTACATTATGAATGTTTTTATTAAACACTTGGAGTTTCCTCTTCCATGTTTATTGCGTCAACATCATTCGCATTTCCAGATATATCTTCCATGTTAACACCAGCGTCAACTTTAGAATATAAATCTAAGAAACTGTTTTTAGTATCGTCATCAAATCTGTTTACACAAACTTGAACAGCTTTAAGTTTATTCTTAAAGATAGCAAAAGCATTAATGATATGCACTAGTCTTCTAGTAGCAATAATCTCATCAACACCGCCATCATAAAAAGTTTTTCTAATAACATCTGCCCATTTAACAAGGTTCTCAGTAAACTTAGGATCCTTTAAAGCATAAGCGGACATAACATTATCTAAAATTTTCTGTTCTACTTTTACAGGAGGATACTCTTGTTCAAAAGTAACAGGAAATCTTTCTAAGAAAGCTTCATTAAGTATGTTAGTACCAATAAATCTTCCGTCTTCACTACCTTTACCTTTAGTATTGGCAGTAGCAACAATGTTGAAACCTTCAGCAGGTTCAACAAATTTACCAATCTTTTTAAGGAACACTCCGTTACCTTCTAAGATAGGTTGCAAACACATAATTTTGTTTGAAGCAAGGTCAATCTCATCTAACAATAGAAGAGCACCACGCTTCATAGCGTCAACAACAGGACCGTCATGCCATACTGTAGCACCGTCACTAAGTCTGAAACCACCAAGTAAATCATCTTCGTCCGTTTCAACTGTTATGTTAACTCTAATTAATTCTCTTTTTAACTCAGCACACGCTTGAGTAACACCTAAAGTCTTACCGTTACCAGAAAGACCTGTGATAAATGTAGGATAGAATATTTTAGATTTTACAATATTCTTAATATCTTTGTAATTACCAAATGATACGAAAGTTGCCTCTTTATTAGGAACTAAACTCTCAGTATTTTGAGCAGTCTCTTTTAAAGTAACTGTCTCAGCAACTGCTTTAGTCTTAGGCAATTTCTGTTTGATATTCTTACTAGGGTTTACAACACCGTCAGTAGGTAATTTATATACGCCTCTGCCCACTTTGTAATCTCCTGAATTTACTAACCAACTGTTACCAGTAAGGTTAAATTTTGTTTCAAGTTCTTGTACTTGCTTTCTCGTTACTGTATCAGTACCAAGTTCTTTAACAGCAAGGTCAACAAACTTTTTTTGTTTCTCGTTTAACATAAATGTAGTCCTTTCATTTTTTTTCATAATATAGTCTATATCCTATCACAGTTTGTAGTTAAAGTCAAGCGTTATTGGCATAATAAAACCTTTATTTTTCAACGCTTTACAAATTAATTGCTGTGTCAACATGTCGCAGTTAGTCATTTTTTTCATTTAGGCAACTCTTTCCACAAATTTATTCAGTAAAACTCTGGATATCTTTTTAGTTTTTAAAGTCTTACCAAATTCTGATTTCATTTTAGCAATTGACATATCTGGATTAATCTTCGCTTCTTCGTCAACTATCTTTAAATTCTTTTTTGGAATGATAAACAATTCATCATAACCATTACCAACAATAGTACCAACTTTATCTTTACGCATTTGTTTTCTTACAGCGTCAACACCGTCATAACCGGCACCTTCTGGTAAGAAATTTGATATATCATAGTAACTAGCATTATTTCTACTTGTAACATAGAAACCTACAATATTAGTACCAGTAGATTGTCTTAACATATCAAACATAACACCAGTTGATTTTGTAAATCTATGACTTTCATAAGGATAGTTTTTTTTGTTAGCACCTTTAATAACTAAATCTGCTCTTTCAGTATCATAATCTAACGCTAAGTTACCTTTGTCATCATAAGTAACAGTATTATACATTGAATGACCACAACCATCAGTTAAAAAGATTGTATTCATTTTTTGTATCTTATGTTTAGCAATAAAGTTTTTAACAATAGTTAAAGAAGCAACTACAGCAGGATCCAGAGGAGTACCGCCAAGTCTCATACAACTAGGCATATCAATTGGTTCTTCCATAGTGTCATAATTTCTTCTATAATTATAATAATTAGCATGATACTCACCAAATCTATATAAGTTTAACATATTCTCATTATACTCAGGAGTTTTTTGGTCACTTGATAACCACTCAATTAAGTTTACATTTTCAATAAACAAGTCACCTTGTTTGTGTTTAAAAGGATTGTTATTTAAATCTCTTGTTGCTCTACTTGAATAACCATAATCGTCATGGTCTTCTTTATAGAACGCAGCTCTAGTAATATCTGAAAAAGCAAATACTCTAAAAGGTATTTGAACAGACTTACAAAACATTACTAAGTTTAAAGTTTGCTTGATTGTGTCATCAATATTTTGAGACATGGATCCAGACCAATCTATAAACATAATCATACCGTGGTTCTTAGCACCAGGTTCTACTTGTATTCTTTTAAAGATATCATCATTGTATTTGTAAGAATGTAATTTATTCATATTGATAATACCAGTTTTACTTGATAAAGACTTTTTGTAATTATCTGCCGCTTTTTTCATTTCAAACTCTTTTGCCATATAAGAGATTGTACCAGATTGTGATTTCTTCCACTCTTTAAATCTATTAAGACTATTTGCCATTAATGTAGGAGTTGATGAATATTTTTTAGCATAAAAGTTTTTGTATAACTGAGCAATATGTTTTGAAGATACAATAACATCTTCCTCGTTAAGTTTTGGTAATGTAACATACTTACGGTCTCTAGTATTCTCAGACATATTTGATAAAGACTTCATTGCTTCTTTAAACATTTCATCTGATAATGAACCGTCACTATTTGAAGGAGTAATTTTCTCAGGCATATAATCTGGATTATGACCACCCATGTGACCTTTGTCGCCATCTACTTTTTGTTTATTCTCGTTTTCAGGTTTGTCTTCGTTACCTTGTGAACTACCAGAAGCATTGTCTTCTTGTTTATCTTCTTCTTTGTCACCACCAGATTGTTCTTGTTCTTGGTCACCTGGATCCTGACTATCTGAACTATCAGATTGCTCTGATTGATTGTCTTCTTCTTCTTGGTCAAGTTTATCTTGTTCTATTTCTTTTAACTGTTTATATAAAGGATCTTTTTCTTTGTCGTAATTTTCTTCACCAGAATATTTGAATATTTGTTTTGCAAGGTCAATTACATCATCAAATGTTTCTAAGTGATTTGATTTCTCAATAAATGCTTTTTCTTGGTCATTAAACTCAATAGTATTTTCTAAGTGACCAGATTTTGTGAAGACATTAAGTCTATCTATAAATCTCATATTGTTTGCTTCGTCACCAATCTTACCAAAAAAGTCTCTAGCAACTAATTCTTTGTAACCGTTAAAGTATGATTTTCTAAGACCAGGGTATTTTAATTTCATCTTCTTATCAATTCTGATATCTTCAATAACATTCATGTAAGAGTGAGGAATATTGTGTTTCTTTTTTGCTTCGTTTAATTTTGTCTCATCAGCAGGAGTCCATAATGCGTGACCAACTTCGTGTCCACATAATAAGTCATAAAGGTCATTAGACATATTGTCCCATATTGGAAGACATAAAGTTCTAGTCTTAGGTACAAAGTGTGCTGTCTTAACTTTACGGTGTTCTACATTTAGATTTTCTGTTGCAAGTAATTTAGCAAGATTTGATTTTTGCTCTTTTGAAATAGTATTCATATTTGACCTCGTTTTCATAATATACTGTATATCCTATACCAATTTGGTTAAAAAGTCAACATATATTGGCATAAAATACAAAAAAAGAACCTTTATAAATCAACGATTTATTGCTGGTGCGTCATATCGCACAGCCTATGTTCTTGTTTTGTTCTTATCTTCCTACCTGTTTTAGATACTTTTCTTTGGTTTCTTCCCATGTTAAATGTATCAAGTCATCATAGTAAAGCGTCTCCATGTTTGTCCTTGTTTGGTCAATCAATGATTTAATACGCTTTCTAGCATAACGCTCTCGCCATAATTCTGATAATGCGTCAACGCTACTATCAAAACTTTTGACTAGTTTATCTTCAGGTATTTCTTCTCGTAAAAATTCTCTTGTATTATCATATAGTGTGGAAAAATAGATACCTCTACTGTGGTCTGACTTTGTTAACTCTTTTGGTATACCTAGTTTACTATATGCAAATGTATGACTTCTATTTCTGTGGTCTCTCTTATATGGTTGACCTGTAGGTTTTGTAGCACTATACCATTCAAAGTATTTTCTAGTGTGATTTTCCATAATCCACTTTCTTAACATCTGAATAGTAGGTTTCGTTGCTTCGTATGATACACTACCTGCACTATGACCTCTTTTCTTCCAATGTTTTAAGTTTTGATATTGACTAAAACTACCATATAAACTTGTAGTTGTAACACCAACCATTGTATCGCCATATTCTTTTTTCCATGTCTCTTGTACTTTATCTGATAAACACATCAACGCAAGTAACTTGCCACCTGTGTAATTATAACCTAGTGGTTGTAGTGGCACAATCGTACTACCTATCGCCGTGTGATTAATCATCTTTTTAGTTTTTCGTTCTCTATCCCAACCTATGTAACTATCTCTAGGTGTTAAATCTAAAAAGTCACTTGATATACAAATGACACCTAGATATTTCTTTGTTGGTTTATCTCTTACTATAAAGTTTAGATTACGACCTATATTGTTATTGTTTTTCATTGTAGAGGCAAATGTTCTTATTGCGTTCCACAATTGTGGTAATTCTGGACTATCTTTTGTATAGATTAGTTCTGGTTGTAACTTCTCAAAATCCATAGGATCCTGAGGTGACCATATATTGTTCTTTACATGAGATAATAATTTATCTTTTGATAAATCTACTAATTGACTTTCTTCGCCAAATAAAGTGTTTACTGTCTGAGCAGGATACTTGTTTTTAACTTCACACCATTTTTGATATAGTGTATATTCTTCTACTGTCATACCAGATACATAACCTAGTTCAGTTATTAAACGCTCTTTAAGTTCGTTTGTATCTATATGTTCGTAAGGTGTAGGATTTTCTTGTTGAAAGGTATCCCATTGCTTTTCTAATAAAGGGTCTATAGGTTTATTCTTCATGCTAAATTTAAGGTTAATGATAATTTCTTTTCTGACTTTTGAATAACAGCGTGTTCAGTATTTTTAGGTACATATAATACTTGATTAGGATATAGGTCTATCTCTTGTTTGTTTAAAATCCATTTTGACATGCCATATATTTGTTTTACTATAACATCATAACTATGGGTATGTTTATCAAAACTTTCTTTTCTTCCAGGTTTACTAAAGTAAAAATTGCCACATACTTTTACACCTATTTCTTCTATTATTAGTTTCTCTAATAATCTTAGTTCTTTTGATAAATCTAAAACATTTGAAATAATAGAAGTAAATCCTAAGTTGTATAAAGATAACCACTTGTCATAATTTAAGAATATACCATCTACAGTATTTTCAAAAAAATCGTTGTAGAAATTACCTAGTTCATTTATGATTTGTACTGTAGGTTGTGAAGTAGAATACTGTATTGGCCAGCGTTTCTGTATTTGTAAAAAATTTAAAATATCATCTTCACATAAATTAACTTTTATGTCTTCAATTTTAGTTATCAGTTTTTCCATATTATATTCACTAAGCTTATCATAAATTAATCAAATTGTCAAGCCTTGATTGAAAAGCGTTGTAATACCACTCTTTTGACTTTAATGTTCTCCGTTTATAGTCATCTAGTATCTCATTATACTTTTCTTGCCAGCTATTGTTTGTTCTTAATTCGTCAATCTTAGAATATAAATGTTCTACATCTACCACTCTTTGCCATTCGTTTCCAACTATTGTATTGTTTACATCATAGTTTTCATGTACAAATGGTATTATGCCACATGCTAATGCCTCGTGGTATCTACTTGTTGTTGCTGTGTTGCTCATCCAGTTAAAACACATTGTTGTTTTACCATTTGTTAAATGTGGTAATAGATTTCTCATCTTATCTATTTTCTTATCTCTTTGTACACCTGAAAACTTACCAATCCAATATGCACTAATTTTTTTCTCTTTGTATATTTGTTTAAAGAAAGTATGTCTTATATCTCCGCTCTCAACATTGTCTGCTGTTTTTCTTTTGTCTGTACCCCAATATATAAAATCATATGCTCTTGTACCTTCTTCTAATTTAGGTGGTATTGCGTCTGTAATAAAATGATACTTCATAGCATGTATGCCACCTTCAATATCTATTTCATCTAATATACTTACCTTACCTATATCAAATCCTTTAAATGTTTTGTTTCTGTATAGTTCTTCATTATCTGCTCTATCACTTCTCATTATAATAATATGTTTGTCTGCCAACATGGCACCTATCTCTCGTACCTTTTCGTTACTACGAAATACTTGTCTATTGTCCTGAAAGTTTTTGATATGAAATGTAAACTCATTCTCACTTGGTATTATAATAACATCACTATCTCTAATATCATCCATTCTTTGTCTGTTTGCAAAACCAAAACCAAAGTTATAATATCCATATGAGTGTTGTGGTCTTTGTATTTGATATTTTTTATATAACTCATAAAAAGAATCCATAATATCTAACAATGGTTCTTTGTAATTTGTTCCACTTCTTAATCTAGCTATTGTTATTTTCATTCTACTATCCTTGTAAAGTTCTTATCTTTTTCAAACCTTATTTGTTGTTTAAATTTGTCTGCCATAATATCTGTCTTGTGAGATATAATAAACACATTCTCGCCTTCTAGTGTGTTTAGTATCTTTAAGAAATCATCTGTACCTTGTCCGTCTAAACTACTATCAAATATTTCATCTAGTAATAATAGATTTGTTGATATACTGTTTTTCATTTTAGCAATAGCACGCCATGTAAATAACAATGCAAGATTTATTCTCATCTTCTCACCTTCACTAAAACTTGTATAACTAAAATCGTCTCTAAATCTACTTCTTATTATTTCTTTAAACTCATCATCTAATTTAAAGTTAACAAAGAAATCCATACTTGCCAGATACTTGTTAATTAACTGGTTCATAATAGGTAAGTATTGTTTGATAACTTTTGTTTTAATACCTGTATCTGCTAACATTACTCTTGCAGCTTGTAGGTAATCAGTTTCTTCTTTTTTAGTTCTTATTGCATTTTCATATTCTTGTAATTGATTTTCTAATTCTTCTAACTTACCTTTTGCTTTACCTGTGTCTTCACTTTGTTGTGATAACTGTTCAATGTTATGTGCCAATTTTGTGTTAATATTGTTTAACTCATTTTTTGATTGTTCGTACTTAACACTATCAATCTCTAATACTTTTATTTCTTCGTGTACACTAGCAATTGCTTGTAATCTATTTTGTTTAGTTGTAATCTCTTTAGCAACATCTGCTAATGCCTGATTAAATTTAATAAGTGATTTGTTTTCATCAGCAATCTTTTCTGATTTAAATTGTGGGTCAATACTTTGTTGACAAGTAGGACAGTTATCATTGAGTTCATAAAACTTCTTATGTTTTGTACATTGATTTACTTTACTTTCAAATTGTGTTTCAAAACTATTCAGTTTCTTAACTTGTTGTCTTATCTTATCTTCATCTAGTATTGTTGTTTTAATATTTGTTATCTGTTTATTGATACCTTCAACATGTGTTGAATACTTGTCTATTGCCAGTTTATTATCTTCTATCTTAGAATTATAATCATCTATAACTTTTGTATTCTGTTTACCTGTATCTTGTAAATATTGTTGTTGAGTTTCTACTTTACTCTTTGTTATTTGTATATCTCTATCAATATCTCTTATCTGTTCAGTAACTTCTTTGATTTGCATTTTAACTAACATATTCATTACTGAAAATATCTTAATATCTAAAATGTCTTCTACTACCTCTCGTCTATGTGGTGACTTCAATTCCATAAAAGGAACAAATGTACTACTACCTAAGATTACTACCTGAGTAAAACTTCTATAGTTAAATTTAAGTATATTGTTCTCTAAATGTTTTTGTTGGTCAGCTATAGTTGCTTCTTGGTTTATCATTTCACCATTTAAGTATATCTGGAATATATTAGGTTTAATACCTCGTACTACTCTATACTTGTTTTGTGCAATGGTAAAGTTTACTTCTATTTCAGTACCACCTAAGTTGATACTGTTAATTAATTGTTCTTTCTTTATATCTCTAAAAGGTTTATTAAACAAGGCAAAACACAATGCGTCAAGTATCGTTGACTTACCTGCACCATTGTGACCTATGATAAGTGTTGTTGCGTCTTTGTTTAAATCTATTTCTATACCTTGTTGTCCTGTTGAAAGAAAGTTCTTCCATTTAATCTTTTCAAATACTATCATAGTTCGTAACGCTTTTCTCCCATGTGATATAATTTTTGGTCTGGCATATGCAATACTCCGTTACCACTTACTGATATTCTTACACCTTCACTTTTAAATGGTGGTACAAAGTGTCTCATTTGTGCCGGGAATATAATCATGTGTCCTTGTTTTGGTATCATGCTATGTGTAGTATTATTCCAAGGATAACTTGTTTCTGGATTACTTGCTGCTTCGCCATATCCAAATACAATACTACCTGGTGCAGGACCTTTCTTCGTATAATTTTTTCTTTCTTCTTCTAAACCTTCTGGTATTTTACAATATATAACCCAACTAAAATCACCTGAGTGTATATGGTCAGGTTGATATTCATTGGCGTGTTGATAATTAATCCATACATTTTCTAATACATAATCTGGTTTGTATTCTATTCTATGAAAGTTAAATCTACTTTGTACATAATGATAAAAGACTTCTTTAAGATTTTTATTAAACCATCTTTGTTGACTAGGACTAAATTGTCTTTCGTTTCCTGTATCTAATTGACCTGCAAGAGCACCTTCAAGTATTTGATTTGTAACTGTGCCATCTTCTTGTTGGAAACTATCTGTTGTATTATCACCTTGTTTAATTAGTTCTTCTATAAACTTTGGATCCAGTTCACAATGATAAATGTAAGGACCAAAAGGATAAGTTATATTTAAATATTTGTGGTCATAGTTATTCATAATCAAATGCCTCTGTATATAAACTTTTCATTAATGTTTTTAATCTATCTTTATTTAAATTCGTATCTGTTTGTTCTATATAGGTGTCAAGTAAAGTTGGTGTATCTTCCGTCTTTTCAACTATATCATCATTTACTGTTGAAGCGTCTAAGTCTGAGTAATCTTCTATAATCTTTAAATCATATACATTAGACTTTTGGTAAATATCATCAACAAACTTATCAAACATAAAGTAGTCTGATTTTTTCTCTACTATAAGTTTAATGTATTTGTTATTACATTCGTTAAAATCAAAGTTCTTATAATCTGTTGTTTCATCATTGTAATATATTTTATGATGTATTGTTAAAGGGTTTCGTATTGCTTTAAGTTCTCTTGTTTCTGTATCGTAAATGTGAAAGTGTTTAGGACATTTGTAATCTGACCAAGTCATTTCATATTGACAACCAAGATAAAATATATGACCATCATCTGACTTCTTATGAAAGTGACCAGATAATACTGTTTCAAATCTTTTAAACATTTCTTTTTCTACACCTACATCTGAATGGTGTCCAGTATGCATTTCAAAACCTTTAATTTCTAAATGACCCATAACAATGTCTGCTGTTTCTTGTTCTAACATCATTTTAGTTCTATCATAATTTTCAGGAGTTACCCATGGTATAATTAATATATCATGTCCTGCAATTGTAATCTTTTGTGGGTCTGAATAAACTTTAAACTCACTTAATAATTCTTTAGGTGCGTTTACTTCGTTTGTGTTCTTATAATAAGTGTCATGGTTACCTACTATAAAGTGTGTATCATATTTCTTAAATTGACTTACTATCTTATTATTAAAATCAGTAAGTGTTTTAAAATTTACATACTTACGCCTATCTAATATATCACCTAAATGAATAATTGTTTTGATATCGTTTTGTTCTAAGTATGGAAAGAATTGCTCTTGCCAAAACTTATACATGTATTCATGGTAATTAGGGTTATCATTACGACAGCCAAAGTGTGTATCGTTTACTAGTGCTATTTTCATTTATTTAAATCCAAAACCTGGTGCTACAATTTGTTTACCAATAGATACTATCCACCTATGTTCTTTAATCTCTTTGGTACTTGAACAAGAGGTTAAAAACAATATTGATAGTATAATCAATAATCTCATTACATAAAGTATTCTAACTTAGATACTTTTTTCTTCCTTGGTTTCTTTTCTTTGGGTTTATCAGGTGCTATCTCTACCATATTCTTCCTTAAAAAGTCAGCATATGCGTTTTGATATTCTGTATTATCTGCTTCTTGTGAAACTAACTCATCTAAACCAGACTTCATTATTAGTTTCTGTTTGATGATTGTTTGTTTCTTTTCTTTTTGTATTCTTCTTATAAATGCGTAGTATATTATTTGTGTAAAGTAAGCAAATGGATTATTTGATTTTGATGGATCAAAGTTAGAAACATATTGTAAACAGTTTTCTATACCATCTGATATCATATCTTCTTTATATGTGTAATTAATAAAGTTTGGTCTATATGATAGGTGATTGGCAATCTTTAGAAAACACTCACCAATGTAATCAGTTATTGGTGGTCTAGGTTTCTTTTTCTTTTCTGCCTCTATACACTTTGCCTTGTACTCTTTCATGGCAACTAAAAATTCCTTATTAGAGACGTAATGCTCTTTCTTCTTAGGAACCTTAATTGGTTGTGTAGTTTTCATATTATATTCCTTTTTAAAATATTACCATATTATATCACAATCTAGTAAAAAAGTCAAGCTGTTATACTAGATTTTGTGGTAATAAATTATTTTCATTTTTTTTGGTTTAAGCGCTTGACAATTTGGACAAAATGGTATATAATAGGCATGTGCCTCCTTCAGAGATAGATACCTTTAAGTTACCTTAGTGTACTGTCTTTTTACCCATTAAGTAGTCTTGCGTCTCGTCATAATCAACATCACCCAATTGGTCTAACAATTTACCAAAAGCAGCGGCTCTGTGTTTTTTTACTTCTTCAGCAGATTGTCTTAATTTTCCAGTACGAATATTCATATAATACTCAGAAATATCATCTGTTGGAACTGCAAAACATAAGATATTATTCTTATGTAGGGATATTGTTTTATCTTTTGCCTTGAATAACCAAGGTTTAATTGTCATCTTTTCTTCCATCATATAGTCTCCCAATAAGTCATATGGGTGTAACTGTATAATGTAAGGTTGTTCTAATCTTATGAAATCTGATTTTTCTTGTACCATTACTATAGCAAGCAGTTGCTCACCTGATTTTAACTTTACTATCCTAGGTTCAGGTATCTTTTTTACTGGTTCAGTCACTTTAGTTCCTTTCTTTGTGGTTCTCATATAAGGTCTACCGTGTGTATATCATAATCAAACTGTTGCTCATTGTATATATTTATTCTTT